CATAAGACAAAATTGTTCTGTCATAAAAAGAAGAAAACGATGTTCCTCCCACCAAAAGGTTCCCACTCGCATCAAGCGTCATTGCTTGTGTGAAGGTAATAGCATTACCTGCTGTGCCGCTGGCTGCTTGGAACCATTTATAAGTTCTGCCGTCATTTTGTAGTTGTGCGGCTTCACCAGTATTCAAATAAATCCAGTTTGTTCCGTTGTAATAGGCGTTATGCGTCCAATTAGAAACAGAAGAACCACTTGAAATAGCTGCATAACTACCAATTTGAGCCGCTTTGAAACCACTCCACCAAGCACTAGGAGTAACACCTAATCCAAGGTTGCCGCTGGAACTGAGAACAAACGCAGGGGTGCTGAAAGTAGAACCACCACCAGCAGTAGATGGGATAATTTCAAACGCACCTGGATTGACATAGTTTGCACCGACAAACCAGTTGGTCAAAGTGCTGCTTGGAATCATATTGATGCCAGCACCCGCACCAGCCGATGCTTGCGTACCAAGCCCCATGTAATTACTTACATGAAGTTTATAAGCAGGACTACTTGTACCAATACCCAGCCCTGTGCTGGTTAGGCGCATTTGTTCGGCATTATTGGCAATCCAAGCAAGGTAGTTGCTCGTGTTGCTTCCGGTCATATAGTTACCAGGAGCGCCACCGGAATTAGCCAAGAAACCAATCTGACTGCCATCGACAGCCATGATGTTTCCGGCTGACCAAATTTGGGTGTACAAACCCGGAGTGCCGCCTGCGCCAATCTTTCCAGTGGTCGCAAAATTCGTCCCATCAAAAGTCAGCGCAGAACCAGTAGCAAGCGCACTTGTAGAAGATGCGTAGAGGATGCCGTTTGCAGTGAAGGATGTGAGTCCTGTACCACCGTTGGTAGTGGGGAGTGTGCCGGTAACGCCTGTGGACAGTGGAAGGCCGGTTAGATTTGTAGCCGTTCCTGATGAGGGAGTACCCAAAGCCCCACCATTGACCACAAAAGCCCCTGCGGAGCCTACATTCGTGCCTAATGCGGTTGCTACGCCTGTTCCCAGGGAAGTGATACCTGTACCACCACCAGCGGGGGTAAGAGTCGCAAACGACAGATTGCCGCTGCCATCGGTGACTAAGGGCTGACCGTTAGAGCCTGCTGCGCTTGGGAGGGTCAGGTTAACCGTAGAGGCCGTATTAGGGCCAATCAGATTAACTGAGCCACCGAGGTTTGCTTGAAACGTAAGTTTTCCCATGATTTTTCCTTAAGGCGCAATAATTAGCTGGCTAGAGGTCAGTGCCCCTGTGCTGGGGTTAAATTTGAGTTTAGTTGACGAGACTGTTATAGGCAAATTGCCTGTGGAGTTGCTTACAAACGTGGGGTAATAGGTCGCGTTTGTAGTGGTGTCATCAGTAACAGCCACGTTGTTTGCGTTGGTTGCGGTTGTCGCAGTAGTTGCGCTTGCGGCAGAACCGTCAATGCTTGTCCCTGTTAGGGTTTGGCTGGCACTTGAGCGATTCAAAGCAATCGCAGTAGTCCCGATATAAACCGTCGAGTTTCCGAGCACTGTAGAGGGAATCGTGCCGGTCAGTTGACCCGCTGGGACACTGGTAAGACCCGATGCAGACCCGCTAAATGAGGTCGCAGTCAGCGCACCGGTAGAGGGGTTGAACTGGAACTTAGTCGAACTAACGTATTCAGTGGTCAGATTGCCCGCAGTGACCGAGGCAAATAAGGGATAACGAGTAGCGTTAGTAGTCGTGTCATCCGTGACTGTTGCGTAAGCCGTGGGTGTTGTCCAAGTGGGTGCAGATGAACCGTTAGACGTCAGAACTTGGCCTGAAGTACCCGCGCTAGTAAATGCGTAAGCAGTACCGCTGCCGTAGGCAACAGCACCAGCAGTAGGAGTAGCCGTTCCATTCGTCCCCCCTTGTGCAATTGTTAGCGTTCCAGTAATGATGGATGCAGGAACAGCTAAAGGGGTGGTTTGCTTTACGTAAATCTTGCCTGCTGACGAATCAACATAGGTCACCACACCAACTTGAACCGTAATTCCTGTTGGCGGGACGGTGTTCATCAACTGACCAGCCGAGTAAGGGCTGAGATACAACACTTGGCCTACAGTGAATGTGCCAGTGTTAACCCCATCAATCCCGCCTTGGGAAGTCACATAACCTATTGCACCATTTGCAATAGCGCCATTTGTTAGGCCGATAACAGTGGCTGTTCCTGCTACATCAGCTTTCGCCAAAGCAACATTTGGGTAAGTCTGACCACTTGAAGTTGAAGTGATGTAAACAGGCGCACCGTTGGCAATAGTTGAACCTGTGTTGTTAATGACCTTTAACAGAATGTCTTGCCCAATATGGACAACTGCATTAGCAGAATCGTTGTAATAAGCTAGAGAATGAGTTGTAGAGTCATACCATTGACGTCCTTCAGCATAAGAAGGAGCAGAGGTTGACGTCCATATTTCGTAATTGCTGATTGTCGGATTAGAAAGTGTTGCACCTGTAGTAAGAGCAACATTTCCGCTACCGGATGTGCTGTAGCTTGTTCCCCAAGCTGATCCGGTTGAATTGGGAATCCCCGAGCCAGGATAAACCATTGGGCTGCTGTTGGTAATCGTGACAGCAGCCGAACCGTTATAAGACGTCCCCGACAAGCCGGAACCAATGGTCAGACTAAACAGATTGCCGCCCAGCGCAACACCTGAAATGGTGCTGTTTGCCAGTTGAGCGTTGGTAATCGTGCCTGAAAGGTCAGTTGTGGGAACTGTCGTTGAGGCGGTAAACGCAGATGTTCCGTTGCCTTTGACGTAGCCGGTCAGCGTAGTTGCACCAGTGCCGCCATATTGCACACCAATGGTTGAGGCGTTCCATGTGCCTGCGGTCAACGTCCCAACACCAGTAATACCGGTGTACGAACCTGACAAATAAGCAGAACCAATAGTCCCCGAGGTGATTTGATTGCCGTTAATCGCAATCGGGGTTGTGGTGACTGAGGTTAGCTGGCCTTGAGCATTGACAGTCAAAACAGGAACAGCAGAGGCAGAGCCGTAAGTGTTGGCTGTAACGCCTGTGTTTGTGATGCTAAAAGTGTTAGCAGCAAGGGTTAACCCTGTACCAGCAAAATAAGTTCCATTACCGGAAAACTGCACCCAAGGCATAGCGGTAACACCGATAGTCCCTGAATCAGCAGCGGTACAAACCCAGCCTGTATTCGCGTTTGCAGAGCCGAATACAGCAACGGTATAAGCGCCTGGCACTTCTGCCCATACATCCATATCAGCAGCGCGTGTCCAAGGGCCGCTAGAGGCTACATAGATGCCGTTTTCTGAGGATGTGCCTTGGTTTTTTACCAATACCCTGTCGCCAGCTTGGACAGAATAGGTGTCAATCAGTTGGGTTCCCGACAGCGTGATAGCTACGGTAGTAGCGCATTTGACGGATTGCTTGGGGTTTAGCCCTTGCGCTACCGCATCAACGTACTGTTTATTGACAATATCGGTATTTCCACTGGGCGCGGTGGTGATCGTGCCTGTAGTCGTGGAGATATTGGTAAAAACCCCTGTAGAGGGGCTGGTTGCACCGATTGTTGTGCTGTCAATCGTGCTATTTGTGATGTGCAAACCCGACTGATCGGGGTTTACTGTTGCATAGAAAGGCTGACCCTGACCAATAAACGTATTGAATGAATTATCAAGATTAAACAGCGCCTGGACAGGCAGAATGTTTTGGTCGTTTACTTTTGCAGGATCAGCCATGTCTCACCTTATGACTGATCAGCAGCCGGTGTTGCGTAAATAATACTCGGGCCTGCGGCAGAACCAATGGCACGAATATAAAACGGAGTTGTTGGGCAAGCCAAGATGACTGCGGAGGTCATCAAGGGAGGCAAAACATAGTCTCCGGTAGTAGAACCGCTGATGGGGAACACAGCTTCACCCACGTTAGCATCACCAAATTTCACTGCTACAGCGGTTGCGCCACTGTTCCACAGAGAAACGTAGTTTACTTGGTCGTTGGTGTTGTCGTTGATCAATACAGCGGCAGTCGAGGTAGCGCCCACCGAAATGGCGGTTGTTACCCCTGCGTTGCGTTGGACGGTTGAACCAGCCATGTTTACACCGCGCTAGAGTCGAGAGGCAAATACTCAGGACGATCCACTTTAATGGTGTAAGTGCCAGCGGCAGCAGTGGCAGACGAGCCAGTTGCGTTGGCAAATTGCACGATCAAAGTATCAGCGGCAGACACATAGGCATTAGCTACGCTCACGCCTGCGGTTTGGGCAGCGGGAAGGGTAACGCTCACTGCATCACCAACTTTCAGACCGTTCACGGTCACGGTTTTAGATGCGCCTGCGGTTGCCACAGTGGTAGCGGTGAAGGTGACGCCCAACAGGAAAGAGTTGCTGACGTTACCGCGCAGAATGGTGGTTTGCAAAGCCATGATTTCTCCTTAGAGATTGAAAAGATTTTAACTGTTTGAAAAGAAAAAGCCACCCCTTATGAGAGTGGCTTTCCCTGTTTCATCGCGGCTGATTAGGCAGCGATAAGACCCAAAGCCTTCAAAGCCTTGACGATATCACCAACAGTGTATGCGGAAGAACCGGAGCCGCCAGTGAACGTGGTGTTCACATAGACAGCAGTGGTCGAACCAGCAGCGGAGGTGGTGGTATTGCCAGTAGCGGTAGGCTGAGTGGTAGCGGTCACACCAAAGAACGACACAGGGCCACCGTTAGGGGCAATCGCGGTTCCGTCAGTGCTATCACCATCAATCAGATAGTGAGGGCTGGTGGTAATGGCAGGGCCATTGTTGGTATAGGTGGTAGGAGTGAGAGCCATGATCTATATCCTTTCAATTAAGCTGCGACACGGCAAGCGAGTTCGGGGTACAGCGGAGCCCAGCCATACAGAACGTCAAGACGAGTAGGAATCGAGTCATTGTTGATGGTGTATTGGCGAACCACACGCATCGACAGACCGATTTCTTTATCGCTTGCACGACCTGCAAAGTGAACACCCTCGGGCAGTTCAAGATCAGCCACTGCCAGCGTAAACGCATTGCGGTGCATGATCATGTTCTGAGGCGACACAGTACCGGTTTTATTAAAGAAGTTAATAGCAGCGGTAGCCGATGACGAGGGGATAGACACGTTTTGGAACTGACCAGCCGAGATAATCGCGGGGGAGACAGTCACAGAAGTGCCGTTGATAGCCTTGATAACAAAGTTACGCAGCTTGTTCGAGCCGTAAGCCTGACGGTTCTGTGGGTTGACCGCATACACGCCATCAATGGTGAAGGTGTCGCCCACGTTGGGGGTCACAGTACCGGATTTGGTGATGGTGATAGTGGATTGCGATGCCCAACCGGAGGTCAGGATACCGGTGTTGCTGGAAGTGGTATCAGCGGTCGCAGTACCGGCAAAAGAGCCGAAAGTCTGCGAGACCACGTTCTGATCCATTTTCCAGTTCATGCCAGCGGAGTCACGGCCCATCAGACCTTTACGGTACTGTTCGCCAATGGCTTCTTGAGGCACAAAAAGACCTTTCAAGCTGTCCACGATGGTGGCAGAGGTGAAGGGTTCAACGATGCACGAACGACGACCATCGCGGGGTGCGCCTTCAGCGTCCAGGTAAGCGCCAGCGGTCAGATAAGTAATCAGACCAGTGGGAGGCGTACCAGCAGTACCCACGATGTTGGCAGTGTTCAGCGTAGCCATAGACAAACCATCGCGGTCAATCTTGTTGGCAATAGCAGCCACAGCAGGCTTCAACACGCGATCACTGAACATATCCAGCGACAAGGCGAGGTCTTGAGTGGTGAACTGGGTGTCAACGTGGAACTGGGTCGACAGAGTCACAGGCACAGAGGTCTCGTTGAAATCTTCGACATTCAAAGCGGGGCCAGTAGTACCGATGAAACGGCCAGGGCGACGAACGTTCACAGTGTTGCCGATTTTCGCGCCAACAACAGCGAATTGGTCATCATAGTTACGGTCAACTTCCGAGGTGAAAGTCAATTCGTTTTCCAAGACCATCAACGCTTCGTTGGTGATCTTGGAGATCGTCAAGAGTTGGTTACTCATTTAAATACTCCAAATAGATTAGGTTTATCGAATCTTTCCAGCCCTACGTGCTTCCTTCCAAGCCTGATATGACCCATGAAATTCACCGTTAGCGGTGATGGGCACATCTGCTTTTCCGTTTGCGCGAATCGGCTGAATCGGCTCGGGTGCTTTACTTCTAGCCACAGTCGGTTTCTCGGGTTTAGCCTCGAATTTCGCTTCCAGCTTTCCAACTTCTCTCAAAGCGCGGATTGGCGTCATTGCCGACAGGCTCTTTACAACATCGGGATTCTCAGCAAAGTGATACAGAACACGCGGCCCTACGTCACTCTCAAGAATCGCATCACGAATATGGTCAGGGATAACCACATCGCTTGCTGATTGAACCATGTCATCAAAATCAGGTAACTCTGCTTTTGCCGCCACAACCTTTTTCGACCAATCGTCATAGACTTTTTGTCGTTCGATTTGCGCTCGGGCTTCGGCTTGAGATGCCTTTTCTTGGGCTAGTCTCGCTTCCACACGGTAATCAGTGAGGGCTTTTGCATACTCAAACGCATCAGAAAACTGATGAGGTTGAGGTTCTTCTTCTACCTGAGGCTGGGGAGCCTGAGGCTTCTCAAGTGCTGCAATACGCGCCTCTAGAGCCAACCTTGCATCGCGTTCCCGCTGGGCTTCTGCCCTAGCTTCTTCGCGTTGTTTGGTTATCTCAGAAAACCGTTTTTCAAGTTTCGGATTCTGTTTGCGTTCCTCTTGTGGTTTCGCGGTTTCTGCTTCCTCAGGTTCACTCTGTTCTTCTACCGCTACAGGCTCTGATTCTTCAGCCACTGGCTCGGTATTAGATTCAGCTAAACCTAATCTGTTTGCATAAAACTCCGCTGCATTTTCGCTAGTCAATACTGACCCAGCTTCTTTTTCGGACATACGTATCCCTACGATTTAACCCAGTGAACCTCACTGGTAAGGTTTGGTAATTATTTACCCTTATTACTGTTGCGTCAATGGGTTTGAGCCTTGACCAATGTCTTGTGCTGCAAACTGCATTGCTTGGAATTGTTCTTGATTCCTACGGTCAATTTCTTGGTTAAGGCGGCTGGTGTCCATGTGATGCAACAAAAGCTGCATGATGGCCTCAATCTCCACCTTATTTTGCGAGGTAATTGAGCGAGTGTTTTGGTCATTAACGCGAACTTCAGCCATCGTTTCGGTGTTGTGAGCCTTGGCGGTCTGACGCATCAATTCACGCTTGGTTTCGTTGTCCTGTTTGACCTGCTCAATGTCCTGACGCTGTTTAATCATCATCTGCATCTGCTGAAGCGCCTGCTGCATCTGCTGCATTTGGGCTTTGTTCTGCATAAGTTGCATTTGAACTTGCGGTGGGATATCAGATTTCTCGTCAATTTGAGCCAGCGGATTAGTAGCGGCAAGACGGTCAGCAATGGTGTCAGCGCCTGGGAAGTCCATGTTGCGGAATACCAAGTCGCCAGCCACTTCAAACAGCTTCTGATTAGCCCCGACCAAAGGCATCATGGCGTCAACAGCAGCTTCACGCTTGGAGTTGTAGCCAGGGCCGGTTTCCATGACCACATCGTATTTACCCACGGTCACATCATTCAGAACACGGATAACGCCCTGCTCGTCCTGCTTGCGCTCGTTCAGAGTCACCATGTCGGGCTTGCCATCATCCCCAATGATTCGCAAAACACGCTGGGTGTCGTAAATTTTGGGGATCAGGTCAAGAATCACCTTGCCCACATGGGCGATTGACTTGGTAAGGTTGTCGTAGAAGTCAAAGTTGGTCAAATCCATTTGCTGAATCTGACCGTTGAGAGCCTTGCCCGACACGTTGCCTTGACCCAGTTGGGCAGGGTCAAAGATACCCATCAGGGTTTTAATGTCGTTGTCAATGGTCGCGGCAGCCGCCATAACACCCGCTGGAGGTGGTTCAGGCTGGAGGCGGCTAGGGGCTGGGGCTGGTCGGCCTTCAATGTCGGTCTGTTTGTATTTCAGCACCGGCAATGACTTGATGTTGGCCTGCGCCCAATCGCTTTCATGGCCTTCGTCTTGACCTTCAGCAAGCAGCCATTTGGCTTTTGGAGCCAATGCCACGGATTCGGTCAGTGAGGTCTGCCAAAAGTTATACATCCGCTGTACGTCTTTGCCGTGACGCACCATGCCAAACTTCTTACGTTTGTCACCAATAACGACCTGACGCCCATACACCGGAATAATTGGGATGTATTTGCCAGGCCATTCTTTTTCTTCAAGAATCTCAATGGCGGTCAGCTTGCAATACTTAATGTATTTGCGGAACGTATCACGCTCGTCAAGGACGTAAATACCGGCAGCGTCTAAGCTATCTTGAGAGGGCAAATCTTCTTTAAATGACGTAGTGCCATCCGACAACATAACCAATTTGGTCTTTTTGCGCTCGGTATAGAAGTATTCAGCAATCCGGATATCTTCTTTATTGATCCACTCAGACTGACTGTCGCCAGTGCCGCGCTGGTTAAACGAATCCACCTCTGCACCAGGATAAAGGTCGCTAAAGACCTTCTTGGGCATCATCATGGTAATCAGACATTCTTCTGCGTCTGACCCATCAGGGGCTACAGAATTGATGTCGTAATACACCGTGAATGGGTTATCCACAGGATCAATAAAGATTTCCTGCTCAAACGAGTCTTCATCCACGTAATCAGTACGGACACGGATAAAGCCCCAGCCACAACGAACAGCGTAATCAGCGGCTGTGTCATAGGCGTTGTCAGCATTGGAATTGACTTCAATGTGACGGATGACACCTTGAATGGTCTGAGCAATCTTGTCGTCAGCTTGGGAGTTGACCCCATGCACACGCACTCGGGGACGCTGTTGACGCATCTGATTGACCACCTGGCGGCAGTAACCGTCCAGCTTGTTAATGGTCAGAACAGGACGAGATTCAAGGTTGCGGGAGTTTTGTAATTCAACAGGCCATTGGTCGCCATTGACGAACTTTAAGTCCTCAAGGGCTTCTTGGCGGTTCATGGTATCCGCATCATTAGCCATCTTTAAGAACTTTTTGGCTTTGTCAATTCGCGGATCGTAGTCGCTCAAGCTGGTATCGTCTGCCATAGTTGGGCCTTCAGAGTTTCGTTTATTTTAGGACATCCAGCCTTGTGCGCCAAGATAGTTATGCACCACTGGTCGGGCTGGGCGGGTTTTTCTTGGCTCGTTCACCATTAAGCCAATCATCCTAAAAGCGTCTGCACCGTGAGAATAATGGTCGTGCAGCGGTGTGCGGGAGAATTGTCCGGTGTCAGGATCGACCTCGTAGCGGTAATGCCTTAGACACTGTAACCCTTCATGGCATAACTCGCGGTCAAAGTAGCACGAACGGAATAAGGTACGCGCTGCGTTGATGCTGTCGGCTACTGGTGTGCGAGGAATGATGCGGGTCTTATACCCAGCATTGCGAACGATTTCCTCAATAGAACGACCATTTGCCGCAAGGGTCTTATTCTCAGCGTCATGCGGTAGCCAAAGAGTGTCGTAGATATACCCAAAGGTTTGCATCTTTGCCAGGTACTCGCTCATGGTTTGCTGAGTGCCTTCGATGTACCGAATAAGGCGGGTTTCCATGCCAATAAACTGGAGAAACCATATTGCGGTTGCGTCTGCCCAGCCCAAGTCGAAAATGGCGTGGACAGGCTTAGATGGGTCGTAAGGCACTCGGGTCAGTCGGCCTTCTAACTCTGCCATCTGCATTTCTTTGGCAAAGATAGCCCCATCTACGGTTTGACGGCATAAGCCTTCCCAAACCACGTTATAGGCCGACATATCCCTAGATTTAAGGGAATCTTTCTCTATACGTAGCGTCTCAGGAAACCAAGGATTTAAGTTCCAGTTAACTTTTACTGATACGCAATTTTCGGGTGGCTTTAAGACAAAACGCTGATAGGTTTCGTCAGTCTCTAGCTCAGGGTTGAACGTCACCCATATTTCACTTCCAGGCGCACGAATCGTAGGGATCAAAATGTCCCACGATCTTTTAGAAACCGATTGGGCTTCCTCTACCCAGCACCGAGTAACGCCCTCGAAAGATTTTATGGTTGCTACTGAGTTGTTTTTTAAGCCAGCAAACAAAAAAAGTGTGCCATTTTTGCCACGTATTTCGCTTTCAGTAACTTCATAAAAGTCTTGCAAACCCATGTTCACAATTTGATCCGTCAGCAACTGGTGAACAGAATCCTTCAATGATTTTTGTATTTCACGCGCACAAAGAACCCGCTGCTGAGATTTAGCGCCTTCAATCAGCAACATCATGGCAAAAGCCCATGATTTTCCGGAGCCCCTGCCTCCCCAAGCGCATTTATAGCGCATCGGTTTTGTAAGGAATTGAGCCCAAAGAGGCAATTGAATGTCAGTTTTCATTTTTTTGCCTAGCGCGTCTATGTCTTTGCTCACACAAACGACTGCAACATTTTGCTTTGCTGCTTTTCGTCAAAAATGTTGTATTGCACTGGATACAAACTTGTTCACGTTCTTTATGAAGCGCAGCTCTGCCTATTTCAGAAAGTTTTTTTAAGTGAGCTTTACCGGCTTCACTCCGTATCCATTTTTCTAACTGCGGTCTTGGGACTTTTGTGCCCTTTTTCCCAATCCTGCGGCCTTTTTCCAATGCGACTTTTTGCGCCTCTGTCATTACACGACCCGCAACACCTTCACCGCCATCAGTCAAATTTGCCAGCTTATGACCCGCTAAACGCGCAATATTTATATGAGCTTTTTCAAGTTCAAAAGCCTCTTTCTCGTACATACAAGGGATGACTTGGACAATGATATTTTCCCGTCCATATTTGCTCACAATGTTCTTGTGCCACTCTGTTCGCCTGCTAGGAGCAAAGTCAAACGCCCTACTTAGCAAACCTTTTCCAATGTAAAAAGGCTCACCGTTCGGGCGCTTATGTATGTAAACACAGAATTTAGCGTTCATGTGTTCATTATATCAATACCTTCAATCTTGTGAAGTCTCAGGTTTGATAAATGTTACTTGAATACCTGTTAACAAAGGTGCGCCATCTGCGCCTGTGATCTCTTGCTTTACTTGTTCTCGATACTTCTTAGGGAATCGTGCAGCCATTGAGCGTGACCAAATACTTGCGTTTAAGCGTGGGCCTTCTTTGGTTTCCACCATGTACGCATCAGCTTGATCTTCCCACCAAGCTAATTCATGTTGCTTCGCTTCTTCCAAGGCGTGCATAAAATCTTCATGTTCATCACGCCAAAGATACATTGTGCGTAGGGAAAACCCTAACTTGGAAGCGATTTGCTCTACGCTTTTGCCGAGTTTGCCCAAAGCAATGACTTCTTCACAATACTCAGGTTTGTAAAGAGTTGGTCTTCCTACAGGGCGTTTTTCGGCTGTTTCGCTCATTTGAGTGGTTGTTGGTTATGCTCAAGAATTGACAGGTGTTCAGGGTCAAACACGACAAAGTTTCTTGTTCCTTTGTTCGCATCACGGCTTAGCTGGTCAAAATACTTGACGCCTGTGATTCCCTGCTGTTGCATGATTTCAGCGCCTTTTGAGCCTTTGCCTACCTTATAGAGTAAGTCGCCACCTAAGTCAGTTTCAGGTACTCCGTATTGTTTTGCGAGGGCTTTGATTTGGGCGGTCTGTTGAGCGATAGGCGCATCAAAATCCAACATATTGGCTATATGCGGGTCAGGCAAGTCAACTTTGTAGAAGTTTGGCTTATCAATGACGCCTTTAAACTTGTTGATGTCGATGTTCTTGGCAAAATTTTGGAACTCAGGGCCACCGTAGTTAGGGTCTAAGTATTCATCAATGATAGATTGAGGGTGCTGGCGAGTCATTAGACTTTCCCAAAATCCCAATTCGGCATTGATTTCTCTTATTTTTTCAGGGCTGGCCTTTTGGCGGTGAGCCATATCCTGCTTACGTTGTGCCTCGTCATACCAGGTTTCGATGTTTCGGCCTTTGTATTTGGTTTTGGCAGGGTCAATGCTCATTCCTGCTGTGGTGTATTCCCTTGCCACTTCAGGATGCTCTGCCACATACAGACCATAGCCATAGCTTTGATTGCCTTCGCCAGTGCCAATTTTTGATTTATCAAACTTGGTAAAGGGATGGCGGCTACCGTGGTAAACAGTCATGCCAACAGGGTTGTAGCCTTCAGCAAGCTGCATGGCTACTTCCATGTTCTTTGGGCCAAACTTGCCTGTTTGCCGCAATTCATCCGTAGCTTCACGATTTAACTCGTTGAATACCCTAGCGCGGTCATTTGCATACCCAACCATCTGCTGTAAGCTGGTCATTGGGTTTGCTACTACGTCACTGGCTTTGCGTCTTGCAGTTCCAATGGCGCTGTATAGATCGGCTAGGGTAGGCATATCACTTCTTTGCTTTCTTTTCTGCTTCACGTTTCACAGCATACGCAATCGCCACTGACTGCTTGACCGGCTTACCGGCTTTCACTTCAGTTTTGATGTTTTCTTTAAAGGCTTTTTCACTCTTGGACTTCTTGAGGGGCATCTTCCATCTCCTTTAGGAGTTGTTGCAAGATTTGAATTGCGCCACTGATCTGAATGGCTGCAACTTCGTGTTGTTTGGCTTGATTTTGCAATTCAACAATCTTTTTTTCAAGGTTTTCTTTATTCATATACCGCGCAGATGTCTGCTTCCTGAATGATTTGATAATCCTGCCCATCAATGCGATGGGTGGGCCAGTTTAGGTAATCGCCATTACCATATTTAATAAAGTCGCCAGCTTTACATTCTCTGACGTTGGGGCCAACAGCGACAATTGTGCCTTCGTTGAAGGGTTCTTTATTGTTGACCAAGATAATGTCGCTGATATGGCGCACTTGTGGTTTTACTACCACACGGTCTTTAAGAGGTTTAAGCATTTTTCTTTGGCCTTCCAGGTTTTCGTTTCTCAAGTTGAGGAACGTCAATGACAGGCAAAAAAGCACCCCCAGCCGGTGAGGGTGAAGTCTCTACGACAACTGCTAACTCTCCGCACCATTCGTTGCGATGGCGGTTTTGATACGTGGGATACCTTCGACACTGCCCCATTTGGGTGTGATCGACAAAGTATCGGCAGTCACTACAATGTTCCATAGCTTCAACTCCTTTTCAGTTGAGGTTAGAAGCCCTCAAGGTCTGTCCACCTTGGGGGTTTCGCTATTTAGCGGTACTCGCTGCGGTCGTGAGTGTAGCAAACGCCTTCGGTACGGCCTGTATTGAACAGTTTGTCCTTACCGACTGCGTCTTCTTTACCCATTGCGACACCGCCAACCATACGGCTCATGCGTTCACCGGATTTATCCGAGGAAGCTGCGCCCTTGGGAGGGGTTGCACCGGTCATGCTTTTTGTTCCTTTGGTGGAATCCATTTTGCCCATTTTCTTTCCTTGCAAGGTTAGGGGAGATTTCATTTTAAGGTGTTTTTAGGGCTTGTCAATCAGGTGGTGAGTCCAAGCCGCTGTCGTATTCTTCCCTTAATTTTTCCCGCAGTTCGCGCATATCCTCTTGGCGTTTGCGCTCTCGGATAGCGGCCTCACGCTCTAGGCGTTCAAATTCTTCGTCTTCAGGTGTCATGTGTTACTCCTTGCTCGAATGGCGTCAGCAATGTTGACTGCTGTCATGCTGTTGTGCTTTTGCGCGTAATCTGCCGCAATTCCCCGACACGCCTCACGCTCTGCCAATACTGCGTCTTGCGCTTGCTCTATGGCTTGGCGTAGAGAATTTATGGCGGTTAAGTTTTTGTCAAACTGCTCTCTTGTGAGGTTCCATGTTGTGCAGTTTTCCAACGCCTCAAGCGCCTGTTTCATTGCGGTGATACTCATACAGAATCCCCTTTGCCATTGAATTTAGAAGGCTTGGCTTTGCTGTAGGCGTTTGTGGCTGGGATGTAGAAAGGCTCACCACGTTCTAAACCTTGTTTAGTCCTGCCAATAGAACCCAACTTACCAGCTACTGAGTAATGGATTTCCTTGCGGAAGGTGTCCATAAAGTCTGTTTTCTTTTGCCAATTAAAGTCGTTGTGTTGGCTTTTCATAATGTTTGTGCCAGGCCAGTATTTCATATTGCTTTCAAAACTCGTTGTGATCTGCCTGATGCGCCTTTTCTGCGCTCTCCAGTGGCTTCAATTAATTTCTTCCGTAACAAGGGTGCAAATCGAGGTGTTACCGTGTCCCAACGCATCCCTGTATGCGACACCACATCGTCAGCAATACAGCCGTCAGGAAAGGTTTTAATCGCCTCTAAGACCACGGTTTCCATGTTAGAGGTAACTGTCTTAGCGGCCTCTTTAGAAGTCTCAGGGTCGGTCTTTCTAAACTTACCAATGATTGTCTGAATGATGTTCATGGTTGTTCCTTGGGTGGGGGTACTCGCTGCACTGCACTTGTCAACCGATATGGTTGTTGGTCACCGGCACGTCTCCCGATAAGGCGCAGAATCCGCTTTCCCCCCGATTCTTAAAATGGAATGTCTGATACGTCCTCGGGGAATCCAGCCTTTACGCGCTGGCGTTGGACTTGTTCTTCAGTAATTTCGTAAGCATCTGCCCAGCCATTCCAGCCACCGTCCATAGTGGGGTGAGCGTTGTCAATCTTGACTTTAATACGTCCGTTGTCGTTCAGGAAAAGAGTGCCGATCTTGGTATAGCGTTTCTTTTCGTTGCCTTCGCGGTCTTTGTATGTGCCGGTGACTACGGTAATGTCGTGGGTGCGTTTCATTTTTGGCCTTTCAGAGCGTTTAGGGATTTAACTTTTTGGTCTAGTTCGTAAAGGAAGCACTTAACTTCTACTTCGATGTCACTGATTAACTTGTCATCACGTTTGACAGGAATGATTTTGAGTTGCAAGCCTTCGTCCATGCGTGGGTCGAATGACACAAAGTCACACCACTGGCGACCAGTGCAGGCCATTTGCCATTGCATTTGATAAACGTATTTCTCGTCAATCTTGCCGGTCAACACTGTCTCAATGTGCGTTGCGGTGTTGGGGCATTTAATCTCCAACATTCCATGTTCACCAATAAGCCCATCAGGGGACGCGCCACTCATGGGAATAGATGGATGGTCAACTAATCCAGTTTCGTCAACCATGACGTTGTTATGAGCCTCGTATGCGGCCCTGGCGAGTGGTTCGGTGTCTGTTCCCCACTGCATTGCGGCATTTGTAAACATTTCCGGTGCTTTGCCGGTCATTCTTTCCACGACTAATTGAGCCATGTAGTTAGCACGGCTTGCGCCATAACCTGATTTGGTCTTTGCCATCACATCACCGATGCGGCTGGCTGTGACTTTGCCAAGTCTTGCCTGAAACCAGGTCTCGCTACGTTGTTCCATTATTCGGCCCTCGCTTTCAGCATAGCGTCTGCCATTCCATAAAAAATTTCAGCAAATTGTTCGTAGCTAACGTCATAAGCTGTTTTTGAATTCGCAAGAAATCCTTGCATAGCCTTAGCTGCAAAGTAATCGCGCAAGGTCATGCCTGTCATGGTTCGATCTGCTCTTAGTTGCGTGTCAAAGTAGGTATATGGAAACGCTGGCTCGTTCATAGCTTTCCTTTCATGCTGTCTTTAGCAGCAATAATGCGCTTCTGTGCGTTAGCGTCAGTCTGTGCGGCTTTGTAGGCTTGGAGATAGGTGTCTTTAAGGCTGTCAGCATCCGTACAGGCTTCAATTGCTGCAATCCAATCTGCCAGTTCACCGGCAGGCATACCAGGCTTTCGGCTGGCTGCGTTACCGTCATCATCCTCAGGTGCGATACCGCAAGCTGCCATAAGGCTGTAGCGTCTTGCGTATGTCAGCGCAGAACCGTAGCCTTGTGGGTCTTGTTTGCTTGCAGGAACGTGAAGGATGCCGCACTCCAGCATCTCACCGGATTCGTGGACAAACACAGTTTCAATCATGATGCCTTCGTTGCAGTCGTATGACTTCTGAATCATGGCTATGCCGCTGTCGTTCAGTGCGTCAATCACAGCTTCAACGCAGGCAGCAAGGTCAGCGTAACGTGACTTGAAGTGTGGGTTAGTAGAGGACTTAAGTGCAGGGCCAAAGGCTTTCTGAGCCTTGACTAATGCGGAAGCGATCTGTTTCATACTTGCTCCAAATCAAGAAGTAAACCAGCAATGATTTGCGAGTCTTGGTTAACAAGGTTGACTAACTCACGGACTTTGCTGTTAAGCAAGCCAACTTGGTATGCAAGGCGGTCAACGGTTTCACCATCGCGGTAGTTGTTCTTAGCAATGCTGTCGATGGTGTCAATCAGTTCTTGAGCGTTAATGTGTTTCATTTTGTTTCTCCAAAGGTTTAGCAATCAGCCATTTGTCACCAAGTCTGCGAACAGCGCGAACCCATTTGAGTTGATTGGCGCGGTTGATGTGCGGTGGTGCGTAAGGTACGTTCCACAATTGGCGAACGTGTTTAAGTGCGCGTATGTTCATGATGACCACCATGCAACCAGCAAACAGGCCAAGCCAAAACCAATAGTCAATGCGGCTAACATGCCAAGCATGGCCTCTGCGCGTTTCTCCATGTCTTTTTCAATTTTGTAGTGTGTGCGGTGATTGCTCATGTTTGATCCTGTTGATTAGTTATAAAGATATTTACGTTGTGCAACTGAATCAAACACAGCTTTGATGCGGTTGACGCTAAGTTGTTGCTTAAGGTCGGCTTTAGTTTGTGCGGATGTCAAAAACATATCACCGCAAAAAACTTCAAAGCGATTAAGGTTGTAAGTCACAACACAATTGTTGCGCTCGTTATCGGTGATGTTGAGTAATTTCATGTTTGCTCCTAGTAAGACCCTATGCAATGTGCTGGGGGATGACTGAAGTATAGCGATCAAAAAACCAAAGTCAACAACTTGTTGAAAATTTTTTCACAAAGTGTTGACTTTTTGATAGTTGTTGCTATCATGCAACCATGACAACAAAAGAACAGATACAAGCGGATGGTGAGTTGATTGCCCAGCTAGGCGGGGCGTCTGCTCTTGCGCGTCAGCTTGGGTTCAAGTCAAAGCAAAGGGTTCACAACTGGTTTAAACGCGGAATTCCACCCGCAGTAAAGCTAACTTTTCCTAAGATTTTTTTGAAGAAAGCCGTTAAAAAATGAACCGTTCATGCTGTCTTTGCAATGCCGACATTGGCGAAAGACACTATCTTGCAAAGAAATGTTTAGCCTGCAATGAAAAGAATACAGGCGCAACATCAGCCATAAATGCAGTTCAGCAAGCGGTTAAAAACGGAAAACTTGCACCAGTAAAAACACTTTCTTGCGTTGATTGTGGAAATACAGCGCAATGCTATGACCATCGAGACTATGGAAAACCCTTAGATGTTGTACCTGTGTGTAGGAAATGCAACTTCCGTAGAGGGTCAGCAAAATCAGCCAAGATTGTCAAGGTATCAAAAGAATTTGCGATTTACAAAGCTGGCAGCGCACAAAAACTTTCTGTTTTGTTAGGTGTGACGCCATCAACAATTTCTAGATGGGGTAAGGATGTTCCCCAAGCGCGGGTTTGGCAGTTGAAGGCTTTACGGCCTGAGTGGTTTGATTGTTTATCTGTTTAAGGAGTTCTTATGAAAAAGCTAATTTTGGGTTTTTACTTAACTACGCTGGCAAGCATGGTGTGGGCATCTTGCACCACTCACACCATCAATCAAAGCAATGGGCGCATGGTGACTTGCACGACCTGTTGCTATGGGTCTAGTTGCACCACCAATTGCTTCTGATTACAATGGTTTGAAACACCGGCTAGGCAGGGAGTAGCTACCCTGCTGAAAAGCGAACGCATCCCGCCTGCCGGACGTTTCTTCTAGGATGCTTTGGATCGCGTTATGCACTATTACCAATTTCATATTGGCGACTACAGAGCCGCCACCGCGCATCTATCCAACGATGAAGACTTAGCCTACAGGCGCTTGTTGGATATGTATTACGACACAGAAAAACCTATCCCAACCGATACCCAGTGGGTTTCCAGGCGGTTGCGAATGGCATCCGAAACGGTTACATCTGTTTTGCAGGATATGTTTGTGCTTTCAGAGGAAGGATGGACACATTCTCGCTGTGATACAGAGATTGAGCATTACCATCATTTGGCTGAGAAAAACCGTGAAAACGGCAAGAAGGGTGGCAGACCTAAAAAACCCAGTGGGTTGCCAGTGGAAACCGACAGCGAACCCAAAAAAACCCTAACCAACAACCATGAACCAACAACCATTAACCAAGATATAGAACCTAAAGGTTCTTTGTCTGAAGCAGGGCTTCCGACTTGCCCTCATGAGCAAATTTTGGTTCTTTGGAAAAAGCACTTACCTCACCTAACCCAGCCCCGATCATGGGAAGGGTCACGCAAAACTAATCTGCGTCAACGCTGGCTGCAAGCTGCCAAACCGTCTGCGTACTCGCCTGAAGGCTACAAATCCCAATCCGAGGGGTTGACTTGGTGGGAATCATTTTTTGCTTACATCGCAAAGGAAACAACCCTTGCCAACGGTTTTCAAAGTCAAGGACGAACGTGGTTGCCTGATCTTGAGTGGGTGGTCAACGCGACCAATTTTCAAAAAATCATAGATGGGAAGTACGCAAAATGAGTTTTAACAAACCTACCAAAGTTGAAGCCAATGATGATGACGAATACAAAAAATTGATGTGTTCATTTCCTGGTTGCAAAAACCGCTGGTCAGTCAGGATTGACGCACCGATGTGCAGTTTCCACCAGTGGGGTAGCCATCCACCACGGCCTAAAGAAATTGAATTGAAGCCAAAAACACCACAGTGGTATGACAGCGAGAAATTCTGATGAATTATGAAACCGCGAAAAAAATCCTTGACCGCATCAAAGACGGATCAATCTATCCGCAGTGGGTCATTAACACAGCACTCTACCTCACAGGGGATTTGGAATCTGATGAGGGAAGCAGAAGCTATGGAATGGATAGACCGTTATCGGGAACGAGCCTACGAACATGGGAAAACCGAAGCGAGACGCTGGTGGATTAAAACAATATCTGATATTGAGCGTATTCGCGGAAAAGAAGCAGCAGACGATTTACGAAACCGAATGAACAGGATTCAAAATGTTTCAAGCGATATTTCACGTTGAAGGCGCACCAAGGGGTAAAGGACGAGCCAGGTTTGCCAGGCGCGGCAACTTTGTCACAACTTACACGGATTCTAAGACTGTTGACTACGAAACACACATCAGAGCCTGTGCAGCCACCGCAATGGGGTCATCAGAGCCCCTAGAAAGCCCTGTAAGCGTTTATTTGTATGCGCGTATCCCGATTCCCGCATCGTACTCAAAAAAGCGCAGAGAGGCTTGTATCTCAGGTGAGGTCAGACCCACTAAAAAACCGGATGTGGACAACATAGCTAAAGCGTTTTTAGACGCTATGAATGGCATTGTTTACAAAGATGATATTCAGGTTATCTCTTTGCACATCACAAAGGTTTATTCATCAGGCCCAGGTGTTGACGTTTTAATACGTGAGGAAGTTATATGAACCCACCGTATGAAGCAATTGAGTTTATTTATAAACAAGCGCCTGAATTTGCTGCTGCAAAAGCTAAACGAAGTCAAATTGAATTATTTCTAAAAAGCAAAAAAGCGTTATTAATGAAAACTGCTTTAGAAATGGGATATGAGGCCGCAAACGCTCAAGAACGTGAGGCTTATGCAAATCCTGAATACATGGAATTAGTCAATGGTTTGGCTGTTGCAATTGAAATAGAAGAAACGCTTAAATGGCAGTTAGAAGCAGCAAGACTTAAGGTCGATATTTGGCGCACAGAATCAGCAAACGCAAGAATGGAAATAAAGGCGACAGAATGAAAGTAGAAATTGGTAACGCTACTTTATATCTTGGCGACTGCATGGACATACTGCCTACACTACCAAAAGTGGATGCGGTAATTACCGACCCGCCTTACGGAATTGGAGAAAGACTTGTAAAAGGTGGCAAAGGTGGTTCTTTTGATTCACTTATTTTAAGTGAAGCAGATTTGTGGGATAAAAAACCATCTAGAGAATTGCTTGATCTTATTAGGTCTAAAGGGACTATTCAATTTATTTGGGGTGGTAATTTTTTGGATTTGCCGCCATGTGATAAGCCGTTATGTTGGGACAAAGTAAGACCAAATCAAAAAAATTTGTCTGAATGGGAGTTTTGCTGGACTTCTTTAGTCGGCAGGGCTGAAATGTTCAAACATTGTGCGAATGGTGGTTTTCTTTCTGTTGAACCAAGGCATCATCCAACACAAAAACCAGTTGAAGTTATGAAATGGTGCATTGAAAAAGCCAAAAACCCTGAAACAATCCTTGACCCATTTATGGGCAGTGGAACAACAGGTGTTGCCGCCATTCAGATGGGCCGCAAGTTCATCGGCATAGAGCGCGAACCTAAGTATTTTGAAATTGCTTGTAAGCGCATAGAGCAGGCTGTAGCGCAGCCACAATTGTTTGAACCTGAACCTACTAAACCAATCCAAGAAACACTGATATGAAATGCCCCGAGTGTGGAGACAAGACAGAAGTTTTAGAAACAAGAAAAAACAAATCAAACACTTACCGTAGATACCAATGCATCAACAAACACAGATTCACAACCTATGAGCGAATTAGCCTACCCAAAGTACCAGTACGTCAGGAGTCCACGTTTGCTAAAGCTAGTAGCATCTTTGCCCTGCCAACATTGCGGCAATGAGCATACTGTCCAGGCGGCTCACTCCAACTGGTCAGAGCATGGCAAAGGCCGAGGAATCAAAGCCTCGGACATTTACACCGCTGCGCTCTGTTTGCGGTGTCATTACGAGATAGACCAAGGCGGTGAACTATCTAAAGACGAGCGCAAAGAAATATGGACGCAAGCCCATATTAGGACGGTAAACGCCTTGAAAGACCAGTGGCCTAAAGGCGTCCCGCTTCCTTAATAACGTCTCATATTAGGGAGAGGCGCGTCTTTTTGGCTGGCCTCATGCGAACGATGCATGGGGTGTGCGTGAGCCATGTCGGTCTTTTCATGCCGCTTGAGTTCTTTCTCAAGTTCAGCAATCTTACGAGCCTCTTTTTTGTATTCGCGTTCAAAGATGTATTCTTTAGGCTCAGAGCATTTAGCTTTCTCAGCCGTGATTTTGAAGTTGGTAGCCATAGTAGTCCTTACGATAAAAATAAAGCACGTTCGTCAATTCTGCGGTTTTGCAGGCCTTTGAGGATTTTGCCCCCTGCCATGCAATACTTCAAGAGTTCTTCCGCAGCGCCCTCTTTGTCGCCTCGGTTGAGTTTTGCACGAAGCGTTGACCTTTGGAGCGTCCCCAGCCCCACGTTAAAACTAAAAGACACAAGGCCATCAAACATACCTTGTGTAAGTGGGACAGTGATGTATTGGCTAACACCTCGTTCAAAACGAGCAAGGTCTGCACGTAGTATTCCATCTATTTCTTCTTGGGTTAATGTTCGGTTGTCTTCATCTCGCAGAGGAAAGTCCATTCGTTTATCCAAAGGCAGCTTTCCCTGTTCGGGATAGATCACATGGCCCACGCCCCATGTCCACAACTTTGCCGGACACCGATACGCTTTATTCCGCGAACCTTCATGGTGCGTAATCATCTTGATGGCTTTAGCACTGACGTTCATACTTTGATGTCAACGTGTTGCATGGTTTCGTTGTGGCCTGTCTTCTGAGCCTCATGGCCTAAGTAAGCTTCTTTAGCCTGGCGAACCCTGTCCCACTTAGCCATCTCTAACCGCTGGGTTTCCCGCATATTGTCGGCATTTTGAATGGTTTGGCGGTTCATCTTTTGTAAGTTCTTCAGGTTTTCATGGTGACGAATCCGCGCCTGCTCACTAGCCTTTTGGGTTTCAATGAAACCGTAATTCAAAGGCGGCAGATGCGTGACTTTCATTTGCCAAAGGCTCTGCCCCCAAAGTGAAACGCAATAATCGAAGCAAACAGGGCTTGGGTGTCGTTGTCCCACAATTGATTAGCCATGTCTTCAAACGAAGCGCCTGTCTTCATGCCGTGATAAGCCAAAGCTGCGTCAATAGCCACCAACAGGAAAAAGAAGCCATAAGTAATGACAGGACGTACACTTGCCCTCATGTTCTTAACCCACTGTGATGTGCCTTCATTCAGGCTTGTGTCATGGGCGTAGATGGCCTGCATCTCTGCTTGTTGGGCGCTAATCAATGATTGCTTCTCAGCCGACTTTGTTTCGATTTCTAATTGCTGGGTATGGATATTCTCGACCCTCTCTTGTGCCTCAAAGCCCAACTTACGCAGTTCCATTTCGCGCTGGATTTGCATCTGTGCCAATGCTAGTTCGTGCTTTTTGTCCTGACGATCTTGTAAGAAGTCGAGTAACTTTGGCAACCCGCCCATTAGGAAAGAAATTAAGGTTGATAGAAGGGTAAGCATTACTTCTCCATTGCTTTAGATAACAGATACCGCCATTGGGGGGTGTCGGCTGTCCCCATCAAATCGGGGCTGTTGTTCCACAGCCAGGTTAATTGTTCCTCGGTGCATTGGGATTGTGTAATCCACCAAATAGCAAAGCTGTGACGTTCGCTTGGGTTGTGGATTGTTCTCGCTTTGTATTCGAAGGCCGCTATGTCGCAGCCCCTTGGTTTCGCTGATACCCAACCCACTAGAAGCAGTAGTAACAGCGTCCATCTCATTTCGCCATTTCTGTCGCTGCTAGATTTGCTCGGGTCTTGACCACTGTCAGGTCAGATGGCTCTTTATCAAATCCGATAGAGATATAACCGTCAAACTCGCCAATCTCAGGCGGTACAGATGCCCAGCAAGAGAACGTCACGCCTTGTTTTTGTTCCCACTCGGATGTTTTGCCGCTAATTTCATGCTTACCGCAATAAACTTCACCGTTGAGCATGGCGATCATGGCAGCGTTACGCACTGGGTCTTTGTTGAACAGAGTGGAGTTGTAGCCATCCATGCTGTGTTCACGACCCTTAGGTCCATACGCCACTAGGGTAGTCCTGCCATTCACTACTAGATTGGCTTTGTGAACTATTACAGTAGTAGCGTCTATATCCTTCATTAACCCCACAGAAACCTTTTCCAGCACCGAGACTTCTCGCAGTGCAGACTTATGGCTAGAGTTGGTAATGGCGTTCAGAATGACTACGCGAGAATCCCACACCAGCGCAGCTATGCCTAAGACAATGGTCAGCACAATGACTGCCACCAGCTTAAACGGACTATCCACCCACTTAATCAAGTCAATGGCTTGACCCACCATAGAGGTTTGAGTCTTTATCGCTTTGGCGGGTACAGCCCTTTTGACAGGCACACGTTTAGCGGGAGTCTTTTTGGTAGTCATCTTACGTGTATGGTTGCCCACACAATAGCCGCCATACCAGTGATTAGTACGCCAGCGGTTTTTAACATGATGCCCTCAAGACGTTTGAGCCTGGCGTTAATCGTTTCATAACGCAAAGCGCAAACTTCTTCATGAGAGTTGAGTCTCGATTCCACTTCACTGATCGCCATGATTACGTTTTCTGAATGTAAGCCAATGCGTAGTAGAGAGGCAGATTAGTGCCACCAGCCCCAGCAACAGCCGAAGTAAATCCACCGTTATTACCAACAGCGTAAGAGTTGCCAGCACCAACGACAAAGCGATCACGCAAATCAGGCGTACCACTGGAACCATTACACAGAACATAACCGGCAGGGATTGACCCGATAGAACCTGACCACATGATGATAGAGCCGGTGGGCAGTACGGCAGAAGAAATGCTTGTAGGAATACCGTACAGGTTGTCGTAGGTAGCAATCTGATTGCCTAACGAGTCTGTAAGAATGAACTTATACGAATAGCCTGAGTTCAACCAAATCTCTTGTGGTGGGCGTCCATCCGTTCCCAAAATAATAGGGTTGGTGTTGGGAACTGCACCGTTAGAGTCGGTGTATGTCAGCAGCGGAGTAGAAGAACCAGCCTGGTAGGTATAGATATAGCCACCGTTAAGAGGCAGGCCGGTTGTCCCGAAGAACTGGAAACCGTTGCCGATAGGGGAAAGTAGATATGCCATTATTTTTCCTTACCAATGTCTGAGAGTCGTGTACCCGCGCCCACTTTGAGCGATTCTTTGGTTTCTTTCGCGGCTTTGCGTTGACGTATCAATTCAGTAGCAGGCTCAACCACAGCCCCAACAACAGGTAATCTACCTAACAAACGCTCACCGTATTGTTTAGCCATTGCCGCAGCCGCTGTAGCCGTGTTGGATTCATTGACAAACGAGCCTTTAGGACGCGCCTCAATCAATCGGCCTGTCTTAGCAATGTTGCGAAGTGTCTGAGCCTCACTACCGAACAAAGCATCTAGCTTCTTGTTGACGTCAAGATTTTCAATGCTCTTAGCAAACTTGCCGGTTAAGAAGTTGCCACTTGCGTCTGTAGATTCACGAATGATGTAATCCAAAGTGCCAGCGCGGAGATTTTGAATTGCTTGATCGTTGTCTCTGAGCAAATTCATGCTGTCGGCAAAGTCTTTGTTTTTTGACCGAATGACAAAGTTTTGAATCAAATCTTTTGTGTCAACAGCACCAGTTTGGTTAACTACATCACTGTAAAGTTTATTGTTGCGCTCAAGATCAAAATCGTATTTAGCGGTGTTTCTAGCTTTATCAGCCAATGCTTTTAGTTGTGGCGCTTCACCACGCATTGGCAGCTTTTCTAACTCATCACGCACCTTGCCAAGCGCATTAACGGTTGTTCCATCATTAGCACGTTGAGCCTTACGGATTTCAGCAGCCAAATCTGTTCGTAAATTCTCAAACAGATTGAAATTCATCTCCTTGCCTTTGCTGTAATCGTCAAGTTTTTTACGAATTTCAGTAGGCAAATAACCAAGTCGGTCTTCAGCGTTTAAGACCTGCAAAGCATTGTCAGCAAACAATTGCCCATCAACAGGAAACTTACCGCCATTTGCTGCTTTTAATGCGTCATAAGCCTCTTTAGTGGCTTGTGCGTTACGTTTCATTATTGCGTTAACAGCATCACTAACATTGCCAGCATCAGCAACGTAATCGGTTGTAAACACATCAGGAGCAACACGCTCTTTCATCAGGCTTGCGTTTTCTTGCAATGCCTTGTTTTGCTCGTTTAGACGTTGTGCAAATTGTTCTTTGAAACCACGCTCATTACGCTCACGCGAGATAAGCACTGGGTCTTGTGTCGCTTGGCCTTTGGTCAAACGAATCGGCACAGGCAATTGATCAGCTTCAAGCTGAATCGTAATTGCTGGGATATTGGCATCTTTAGCCGTAATCGTTTTCAGTTCAGCAGCCAACTCAGGCGTTGCTTGTGCAATTGCTTGATTAAGGAATGTTTGCGGATCAGCAGCGGCTGCACCAAGACTGCCTTGCGGGGCTTGACGCTGGGCAAGTTGCTGTTGCATTTGCTGGATAACTTGCGGAGGCAATTGTCCAGGTTGTGCAGTTCTAGCGGCTTGGGCTTGTTGACGCATTGCAGGCGGCAAATTTACATTTGTCACAGGCGTTGGGGCTGGCTGCATTGATTGCACACCAGGCGCAACAGGCATACGAGCGCGAGCAAATTGATCAGCAAGTTGTTGTTGAGCAGCACCAGCCACAGGAGCCATACCCATTAACTCAGGAACAGCAACAGGAGGCACTTTAGAAGCCTCTAAAGCCTTGCCTACGGTCTGCAAATACTCTTGGCCTTGGGCTGTTCTTGGTTGATACGTCAACGCCTGCTGAACCTCTGCGGCACGTTGCTGGCCTTGTTTAACGCCTTCTTGTGTGCCGTACTTGCCACCGGTCAAAGATTCATAAAGACCAGCCACAGCACTTGCGGGAGCCGCTACAGCACCGGTCAAAGCTGCTAAACCAGCCTCACCAGCACCGGCTATTTTCTTGCCGACAAACTCGCCAAAAGTTTCGGGGCGCGTTTCCATCTGCTGTTTAAGTTCAGCAGGCAAAGATTGTTTCTTTGGCGCGGGGGCTTCAACTTTGCCAGTGCCAAGAATCAGAGACTCAAGTTCATCAGCAGGGGCGGCTTTGACTTTAGATTTACCGCCAATCTCACGAAGCAAAGCCTCAACATCACCGGCAGCGCGTTGGTCGCCAGTAGCGGCCTTGGCTTGGGCTTTTCTTAGCTCTTGGTTAAGAATGTCTAAACGCTCTTGATCGCGCCCTGCTTGCGGGGTAACTTTAGATTCAGAACCACGGATTAGCTGTTCCAAATCATCCATTACAGTTCCCCTGTTTCAGACAGCTTCTTAATGTTGCGGTATTTCTCAGCAAACGCCTCGCGTGATTTTGAGTCACTACCTAATAACTCGTCAATTGCTTTTTTCCTAGCAGCGGGGTCTTTGACATTGTTGTAAATGCTGATGGCCTCAAACACACGGCTGTCTGCGTTCTTTGCCCATTGCTGTTTATAGGCGTTCAGGTTTTGATCGCCAAACTTACGAGCAAACGCATCAGCGCCTTGAGCCTGCATTTCAAGATCAGTCAATTGAGCGTAAGTTCTACGAGCAATGTTGATAAGAACGTCAGGCGGGTAAGTCTCATCACCATTTGCCAGCTTCATTAGATGCTGACCAGCTACGGTATCCATAGAACCACCGGTAGCCTGAATGTTGGAGATTTGGACGTTAGCCAAGTCTTTGCTCAACTGTTTATAAGTTGGGTCGCCCAACAGTTCAGAGGCTTTGCGTTTGACTGTACCGGCTACACCGGATGACCACCATTCACCTGGGCCAAGTTTGGTAGCGGCAGAAATGGTTTCATCCAAGTTTCTGCGGCTGTTAGACATTTCAGGCAGTCGACCAGTAAGAGACTGACGATACTGCTGATTCTTTTGACGGTCTGCTTCTTCACCTTGAAAGGCCGCAAACGGAACACCAGGCTTACGCACTGGATATGGCAAAGGAATCTTGGAGGTTTCAGGAACAACAGCGGGGGCAGCTTGTTCAGGAAAAGCAAGAGGCTGGACTGCGCCTTGACCTGGCACAAACGTAGCTGGCTGACCAGCCACAGTAGCCAATTGAGGTGTTTGCAATCCTTGTTGACCGCTTGCACCAAGACCGCTTTGGACTAGGTTTTTGATGACTTGCGGGACATATTCAGGTTTGGTTTTAGCCAAATCAAACAATGGCGCAAATACACCTTCAACTTTTTCTTTGGCCTGTGGATCGCTTTTAATCAGTTGTTCAGCGCGTTTTTTAGCCTGCATCAGAACATCTGAAACCTTGGTTGGGTCGTTCAGATTAGGGTCGTTCAAAATGCCACCAGCCAAGTTAAACATGGCTTGTGTTTGTGCGCTATCAAAATCTAATGCGGCTTTCTTTTCAGCGGTTTGTGCTGCACCGGTTTGAGCGCGTTGCTGCTCAATTCTTGTTGGTGCGGTTTCAGTCGCCACACGCGCTTCTGCTCTAGCTTTGGCAATTTCTTCAGGCGTCAACTGCTGAAGACGGTATAACTGTTGTTGAGCAGATTGAACAGCCAAAGGGTTCAGTTCTTGGGCTTGCTGATAAGCCTGCACACCTCGGGCAAGGTCTACCATCCCACCGATGTTCATCGGCTGGACTTGTGGGTTTAGGTTTGTCAGATAGTTAAAGTCAGCCATGATTTACCCAAAAATGTTTGACAAATTACTTACCGTGTTAGCAAGGTTACCCAAAGAGCCAATCGTGTTAGATGCTGTATTGATAGGGTTTGATGGCGTTGGTGTACCAGCAACATTACCTTTTTGACCTAACAAGCCAGCCAAAGTAATCGCGTTGCCGATGCTGCCAATAGCGTTGCCGTAAGCGTTAGCTTGACCAATTTGACCAGCGGCTTGTGCGGCTGCGCTGCCCACGTTCATTTGCGCGGTAGATTGAGCTAGGTTAGAAGCCAATTGATTCTGTTGGCCTTGCGATGTTTGACCAATACCTGCAATGTTGGCAAGATTGCCGTAAATGTTTTGACGTTGTTTTTGGAAACGGTCAAAAGCATTTGCGTATTCTTGAGAAGCAGTGCTTTGTGTGTAGTCCTGAAGCCCTTTAAGGACGTTGCCTGACAAAGCACCACCACCCACGTTACCTGCGCGTTGGTTAGCCATCTGACCTTGTTGCAGACGGAAAGCGTAGCCAGGGTCAATACCCGCAGCAAAAGCCTCAGGGGTAAATTGCTGAGTGAGATAACCCGAACCAGTGGTAGTGCCAATAGGGTTGCCCATCGCGTCAAATTGCTGGCCTTGACCTGGCAGCAAACCCGAGATTGCGTTAGCAGCTTGATAACCAAGACCGCGATAAGGCGCGTTTTGTGCAGAGGTTTGGTTGTAAACCCCTGTTATTTGATTGATGGCGTTTCTAGTTGCGTCAGCTTGAATTTGGGCTGCGGTGTTGGCAGCGTTAGAGCCAAGATAGCCTTGCAACAGGCTACCCAAAGCACCAATGGTTGTGGCTTGGCCCAAAGGCGTACCGGTCAAAGTGTCCATCAATGAAGGATTGGCGTTGGCCTGATTTGGCTTCATGTAATCAGCCAAGACTTTTGCCGCATCTGACATACCCAGCCCAGCCGTGCCATATTCACCACCCAGCGCAGCAGGATTGCTAATGCCACCGGTTAGCGTAACAGGAGCGCCAAGACCACCAGCGTATTCGCCACCCAAAGCAGCAGGGTTGGAAATTCCACCGGTCAAAGGGCCGGTCATTCCTAGCCCACCAGCATATTCACCGCCCAACATAGAAGAATCAGGAATAGGCATAGATGCTCCAATTGTCGGGGTGTATTCACCACCTAATGCGGCTAAGTTAGAAACTCCGCCAGTGTTTAATCCAGTAACAGCGCCAGCGGTGGTATCAAGATTAGCCAAACCCCCTAATGTGCTAGGCATAGATGGCGCAACAGAAGGCACAGCGGCTGAAAAATCTACAGGCGGCAAGTCTGTGCCGGTGACGGAAGGAGAGTAAACAGGGCTGGTGGTTGCGCCTGCGGGAGACATAACGTTATCCACTACACCCGCAAGGGCAGCAGAGCCTAATACTTGTTCAGGCGATGCGCCTCGATTGGCTTGGACAAGACCCGCAGCAACAGGGGCTGGAACACCAGCGGCAGTCAAGGCCGCACCGGTAGCGGCAGACAATATAGGGCTTTCAGCAACCGTTGTGCCTACGTTGTGGACAACATCTGAAACGCCTTCACCAACCCTGGCGATAGTGTCTGAGATTGCGCCAATTATTCCACCGCCACCACACATATTAGAGTCCTTTCGTCAGGTTTAGGCCGGTCATCTGAAAGCCCAGCTTTTCATAAAACTTACCTACCCGATCCATGTTTCCTATGGCTGTTGACTGACCAATCATCAGGTAATCAACACCTAGATTTTTTGCCCAAATTTCGTACATCCTGACCAAACGCATAGCAATTGGTGTCCCGCGTTTTTCAGGCTTGACATAAAGCAAAAGGTCAGAGGCAGCTTTACCCTCAAACATGGGATGATTGTATGCGTAAGCCATAAAAATGGCTACAGGATTGTCCTCATACACCACCACCGTGAGGCTCTCGGGCCTCTCAACCATTGCTTTAATGCCTTCCTTCTTTATTTTCGAGACATAAACGCTTTCTTCTATAAATCCCTGCAACAGACCATAAACGTCATCTAGATTATGGTTTTCTGTTTTATAAATCATGGGTTGTAATACGGAACTTTGTAAGGCTGACCGTTTACCGTCACCGTGATAAATCCCACCGGTTGAGCAGGCAGAGTCCCCGACCCAGTGGTAGCGGTGGGCGAACTGGTAAACGTCAACAAATTCAAAAAAAACTGTTGCCAAGCGCGAGTTGGACGTTTTGTATTAACGTCCAAGAACTCCGCTTGTGGATACGGATTATTCTGTGGGGTACTTGATACACCTTGCATCAGTTATCTCCCGCGCTGGCTTTAAGGTTAGCCGACACAATAACGGCCTTCACAGGATCAGTCACCACTACTTCAAACACTCGGTCACGCGACCAACCTAAACGTCTCCAAACGGCTCGGTTTTGGTATTTACCAGCCTGTCCGATAGTCACCCAGTGTTCGTTAGACCAAGTAGAACCACCGTCATTAGACCATCTAAGCATAGCTTGGGGATATGTGGTCACATCTGTGGGGTTGATGGTGGACAACTGACCAATAAAGACCTGATCGTTAGGCTTAATGACGTAAGTGTCACCAGCGTAAATAATGAATGGGTCTTGCACTTGGATAGGAGCCACACCGGTCTGAATTGAGAGGCCGGTAGTACCCACACCAGGCTGAAACTGGATTTGGAATTCTTCAAAGAACTGACGCTGTAAGTCAGTGACAAGGTGAGGCGCTCTACGCACCCTGCGAATCTCAGCACCATCGTCTGTGTATGTGTTCTTGTCTAACTCGTAAATTCTGCCGTTGTCGTAGTCTCCAACCAAAACTAGACCTTGGAAGACTGCACAGCAATTACCGCGATGGCGGTGGAATTTATTGAAGTTGTCCACGGACAGCCACTTGTGCCACATCTGAGTAGCAACGTCATAGACCCATGTCAGATCAAGAGTAGGGAAGGACACGACATAACACTCATGGCCTTCTAATTGGTATGTCCAAGCAATCGCGTCTGCAATGTATTGATTCGCTAGTGAATTCTCAACAGCGTGGGTAGAAATCCGTTGGGGAATGTACCCATTCATCTGCATGATTTGCCCTTGGCCTCGATTATTACGAGACACATAAGCAAACGAATTTCCCACTCGGGCAAGAGAGTGTTCAGCAGCGATCCCGTGTTGGGTTGAGGTTCCTGGGATACGCTGGAATGGGAAGGGCACTGAACCCACATCAACCCATACCTCTGAGGAAGCCTCACCAAGTAAGTAAACTTCTCGGTGGTCAACAATCAAAGAGACTAATTTATCCGGTGCGGCATCGCACAAAGCGTATGACAGCGCGGGAGTAATCGGAGAAAGAAGATCAGATGACGCCCATTGTTGGGTATCGGGGTTGTTGTAGACAAAGTAATTGTCCACCGTGTCCACAGCAGAACCACCCGAGAAAGCCCCATCAGATGCGGGAATCTGCGTGAAGTTCAGGGCATACATGGTCTCGGAGGCCACTGTCTGAGAGGTGGAGATTGTGTAATTCCCTACACCGCCAGTTCCTGTACCGAGGGCGGTAATCATGGTATTCGCAGTGACCCCAGCGCCTTGGATGGTTTGACCCACATACAGAATACCGGTCACAGAAGAAACCGTAAGGGTTGTGCCCGAGATAGAGGCAGTCATCACCGCAGCTACGGCTGAACTGGAAAGCGCTTCAGCACCAACAGTCTGAGAGATATTGACGGTATATGTTCCGACACCACCCGATCCTGACCCAAGCGCAGTGATGACTGTTTCGTTAGAAACACCGATACCAAAGACCTGCTGACCAACCCCAATAGTCCCCGAGGATACGGAGGTAACAGTGAGAGTTGTGCCCGAGATAGACCCACGGAACACCGCAGTAGCTGGGGTTGAGATACGCCATGTGTAACGGTAAGCACCGTCCACAATATAGACGTTCACACCGTTGTCAGTGATTCCTACGATGCCAACAGAGGTGTTCAAAAACCCAATAATTGACGAGTTGTAAGACGAATCAATCAGATAAACGTAAGGGCCGCACACCGCAACAAGATACTGCCCACCCGACAAAGTGCGTAGGCCACGAACCTCACCGGCTTGCAAAAGAACTTTGGTAATCAGTCCAGGCGTGGGATAAAGAGCCACCACACCGCGCTCACCAGGCTGCTTTAAAGGATCAATCTCAGGAAAGAAATTGATGCACTCTTGTGCTTCCTGATAAATTGACGGAGCCTCATACGATGGGCCGACAAAACCGAAGTCCATGCTTATTCCTTGTAAGACTTGCCAGCAAGTAGCGTTTTCATAGATGGCAAGCTAATGCCAAATTGAGCCGCCAAATCGCGTGTGGACATACCATCTTTTTTCAACTGTCGGGCTTGTCGGGCTTGTGTCATAGTCAATTTGCACCTAGGGCCGGTGTCAGTTGGAAAGGTTTTTTGGCGGTTTTTTGCCACCTTGTCAGCCATGTTTTCAGCATGAGTCCCCACCCGCAAATGTTTTGGATTGCAGCATGATGGATTATCGCAACTGTGTAGCAAAAAGCCATACTCATCTGAAGATTTTGGGGCGCTTAGTTCAATTACGTTTGGGTTTACAAGATTGAAAATCACTCGATGTGCGTAGTAAGACCATTCATCAATCATTACCCGCCCATATCCTTGTTCATTCTTGTAGCCCAACCAAGGCCAGCAATCGTCTTCACCTTTCTTGTCAACTTTGCTCCATAAAACATCCGGTGTGTTAGCCGGACGGCCTGGGTTTCCTATTGGCAAACCTAACTTTTTCTTTTCTCTCCAAGCCTTCACATAGGCAGCATTTTTTTCACGTTTGATGCGATCTTTTTCGTCCATGATTCACTCCTTTTGTAGAACGAATCATCATCATAGCGAAAGAATCTACCTTTGTAAAGAATCACCTGAAGAAACCTCCACTCAAAATCCATCCAGCATCTTTTGCTCTCCCCACCAACAGCGAATCAGGATACCTAGCCACTTGGCTCGGAGCCATGTTGGTGCGCTTCAGCGTGGATTTAGCTTGAGCAGCGTAGCCCTGAATCAGTGCAATTGTGGTCTGATTGGTCTTGCCAAACATCGGAAGCAGGCGTTCTGCCAAACACCACCGTAGAGCCATCAGATAACCCTGTGGCAGCACGATTGTGCTGTTAATAGAGTCATACCGGCTAAAGATTGTGTTGGCAAACATATGCATTTCGCCTTGACTTGGGTTAGGCCAAATAAACAGATTGCCGGATTCCTCGTTTGGATTGAAGTAAAGCGCTTTGGGCCAAGGGCCGTTCAACGTCTTCAGGCCAATCATTTCGTACTCTTGTAAAGCAAGAATTGAGATTGGATAGTCCAAACCACCACCATAGATAGGCGCACCGTTACTGGTTGTGTTGATACGCACAAAAGCAGAATCAATGCTCAATGGCTTTTGGTAATAAGCCGTGATGGTCGTAGCGGGGGTGATTTGGTTGATGTTGACCAAATACGTCCCTTCCTCGTTCACGTTACCACCCGCACCGGTTAGGTTCTGTGTGATCTTTGTGCCAGGCGTGATACCAGTGCCGCTAAGAGTCTGACCCTGCGCGATTGCACCGGTAACAATACCGGTCACGGTCAGGATATTGCCGTTAATTGAGCCGGTAAACGATGCCCCGACAAAGTTTTGGGTCGATGGGTTAGGGCCAATGGTGTATTGAACTTGACCCGATATCACAGGGAAAATGATCTCTGTGACGTTAAACACCATCAGATTTTCATTCGACCATTGGTCAATGATGTCGTTGAGCATTTCAAACGCATCTTGAGCCTCTGAGGGTGTCGGTGTTTCACCCGCTGCCACAGCACCGATGTCTTTCATTGCGCGGGTTATGATTTCAATCGGCTGGGTCATGGGTTACACCGTAAATGTTTGGGGCATCCAAGGCAAGGCGCTTTTCTTAGCGTTAGCTAGGTCTGCAAGTTGTTCCTCTAACCTTGATTTTATGAGGTTCTTACCGTCTCGGATAGCCTCTTTTTCAATCCAAGACACAATCATTTCTTCTGTGACTTGATCGAATGGCACGTTCATCTGAGGCTCTTGGAAAACCCAATAGCCTTCTGTCTCTACAGTGTGCAGATCATCACTTAGAGAATCAAAATACTTAGCCTGGGTTATCAGACCGTCTTTCTCTTGAATCTCAGTGATTACCACGGTACACCTGCGGCAACTACAGGGTTCTTTTGCAGTTCAATTTGCTGTGCAAGTGAGGCTTCTACAGCGTCTTTGTCCACACCGTTAGCCCAACACCAGTTCAGCACTTCTTGCTCAGTCACGCTGTTATAAGGAATAGCAGGTGTAGCAGGAGCAAAGCTGCAAGTGGAATAAATAGAAGCAGTGTAGTCACCATCAACAGCCGTAGCTTGCCAGTGAGCGGTGGTG